GCTGTCGATCCAGCCATGGTCAAGGCGGTCGCGACGGACCCAACTTAAGGCTATGTCACCATTGTCTCTCCGTTGTATTCGGCCATGGACCGGCGATCGCGGCGTTATCGCAAGACCTTCGATTGCCACTGTGCGCTCGACTGGATTCATGTCCCCGACACCAAGCGCTTCAATGTGCAATGTCGAACCAACCGTCAGAGGAACACCGCTGATTTGCAAAAGGCTTTGTGGCTCCAGCAGCACACATTCGGTCCCGTCCGGATGATCGAGGATAGCGTCTCCGGTTCCGAAACAGCCGCGCAGTAATTCGCTGAGGCGGTAATCCCGGGCACCGACCTTGTCAGCCCTGCCGTAACGCAGGATCTCACCGCCCAGCCACATCGAGGGCGCGTCGAATGACGTCGGATCGCCGGTGCCGGGCGGCAATGCCCCGGCGTCATGCAAAAGGCTGATCACCGGGCGGCTGCCTTTATCCAGTAAGAAAGGTGAATGGGACTCAAGACCACCTGCCAGCGAACCTATTGTCGTAACGCCATTGGTGCCGCCCAACTCAACGGTACGATCCCCGTCCTGCATCGAAAGCGCAGCCCGGCGCCAGCCGGCACCGGTCCCCGCCGCCGCAATGGCAATGCTCGGTCGCCCGGGATCATTGGCATCAAGCGCCGGCAGATCAAGGAGAACAAGCCGCGTTGCGCCGGCTGCGAGATCAGCCCCCGGCCGATTGCGGCCAGGGTCAGCGGTCAGGCCCATTGGCGACTGGACGCTCCACTCGCGCGCCAAAATCCGCGTAGCCCCCCGAAAATGCTCAATTTCGGTGATTCGCATTGGCGCTGAATTCGGCGGACTGCCAAGCGCCATCCCGGCACGGATAGCGTCTGGCCCAATCGGCACGGCGAGCGAGCGGCCGTTCAAGCCTCTTCGCCGCTGTAAAAGCTGCAGATCGGCAAAACCCCTTGCCCTGTCCGCATCAAGGCCAGCTGGCAGGTCGACTTGCAGTTCGCCGCGGCCAATAGCAATTTGGCGGCTTGCTTGGATTCCTGCCTGGAAATCGCGTGCCGGCTCATAATGCCGGATAGACAGCGAAGTCGGCACGCTGCCCCCGCCTTCTCGTAACCAGGCGGGACGATCCAGCCGTGTAGCACCATCGGCAATAGCGGGTTGGCTCGCAGAAACAACAGCGGCTGGCGCAGACCAGTCCACAAGCCTGAGGCCAAATTCATCCGGAAGCGCAACGACGGGCATGGCAGCAAGAATGGGTTCAAGCGCCGAACGGCAGTCACGCCCTTGCACGGCATAGCCACCGAGCATCGCGTTCGCCTCTCCCTCGATCAATCCCGCCGAAGCCACACTGGCTATCTCGCCAACGGAAACGGTCTCTTCGCGTTCGAAAACTTCGAACGTCAGCGACGGGATACGATTGCCATAGTCCGCCAGCTGCAAATCTTCAAAAACCGCATAGGCAATATCCCGATATGCCGGGCATCGGCCGCCCAGCTCTGCCGAGGCCAGCAGCGGGTCGGGTGGCTGGTCACCATGGCCGGGATGAAAACGAAAAATGGTCTCGGTTTTGAAATCACCAGCCGCGCCGCGCAGCAAATTGCCGTCGGCCCAGATACGTCCGATCCGCTTGACCGCCCGGCTGGAAAGAGCCACCGCGAAGCTCGCCGAATAGCTGTAATTGACCGATGCGGGGCGTCCCTTCCCGCCGCCACTCTTTACCCTTTGTTCGATCAAGTCAGTAGACCAGATCACCGTTCCAGCAACGCGCATCGTACCAAAAATCGCAGGGATCTGAGTGCCATAGCTGGAGGTCTGCACCTCCAATTCTTTCAGCCTTGGACCCTCGCGCGGCTTTCCGCTGCCGAGCACAGCTTGGTCAATCCGTTGCCCCAGCGCCGCACCAATCGCGCCGCCAACGGGTCCGCCCAGCAACGTCCCGACGGCGGTGAGAACTACCGTTGCCATGTCATTCTCCAGCCAGACGCCAAAGGTTGATAAGGGGCCAGGGGCTCATTCCCGGCATGTGGACCACTCGGCCGAGCCCCGCATGGGCATGAACCCAGCCATTATCGGCGCGGACCATAAGGTGCTGCTGACCCGGCGCGCATTGGACCAGCGCAACATCGCCATTCCTCGGCGCTTCATCCGTACTGCGGGTCCGGAATTTCTGTGCCTGAAGGACGGGGTCAACCGTCACGAGATAGTCGCCTTTCAGGCCATATCGCCAATCGCCTTGTGCATTGATGCACAGTGCGACCAGGCCAACACAATCTAGGGCGAAATTGGGATTACGACCAAAGAGCCGAAAGGGTGTTCCGACATGGCGCAGCGCACGGACCGCAACATCATCCGCTGTCATCCTGCCCCCGGATAGCGCGTCAGCAAATCATTACCGGGAAGATGGGGTTCACCGCGAAAATTGATGGCGTTGGCAAAGCGCGAGGCGCAAGTTGCGATGGTTTTGTCGCATCCCTCCAACAGCGCAACCCGCGCACCTGCCGATACGGGAAAAGACGGCGCTGTTACCAGCTCCACCGAGAGCCCGTCGCTGGACAGTATATCTGACCATAGCCCGCAGTTGCGCCCGTCCAACCAGCGTAGCTTGCCAAAGCCAAAGGCACCGGTGATGGCAGGAAGCGTGGTTGCAAAAGAAATTGTCGGTCCGCTGGCCGCCTCAACCACTGCCTCATGGGTGAATCGCTGCGCGCTGAGACTACAGCCAGCGTCACAAAATTTCGCGCGGCAACCCGGAGACGTATAGGGTGCGACCGCTACGTCCAGCCGTGTCGCGGGGCCCCTGAACTCCGCTTCGAAGCCATCGTCGCGGTGCGAAACACTGCCCAATTCACCCGCAGCGAGCACCCTGAAGCCGGCCCCCGGATCGCTCCAATCAAAAAGGAAGATGACAAGCCTTGCGCTATCCCAGCGACCAGCAAGAAGGTCGTCATGTCGAATCGCATCGGCGGTCAACGCACCGCGCACGTCCAAACCATCGACGTCCAGGCCGATACTTTCGGTGATCGTGCTCGGCATCATGCCCGGCGTTGCCCGGAGCAACAGGCCGTCAACCTCGACATCGCGGTCATGTGACGTAAAGCCCAAAGTCACGCCGTCGCGCCGTTCCAGCCGCCAGCCATAAGCGATGCTAGTGACCGGGCCTTCCAGCCAGGAATCGCTCATGCTGCTTCCTTTATTTCAATCAGCAGCACGCTGGGCATATCGCCTGCGGCAAAGGTAGCGCGGCTGGCATTCAGCCGGTCTTCAGCGAAACGCACCGGCACTTCGAAGCGGAATCCGGCGGTTACCTGCGCGCCAGTTGCGGGCGCGTTTTCAAAGATAATCCGGCCTTTGTCAGCCAAGGTCCAGGCGGTTATTGTCGTTCCATTGACCGCGACAACAACCGAGCCAGCACGCGGGCGGGTAATATGGCGGACTTGTGCAGAACCACCGCTGCCATAGCTTTTCACCAGCGCAAATTCGGTCTGCACACCATTGCCGGTGCCGAGCCGCTGGTCGGTTGCCGTCGGCTCACCAGTCGTGCCGTTCGAACTATCGTCAAAAGGATCGCCAAAGCGGAAACCAATTGCGGCCCCTCGCCGCGCGCGAAAGAAGGTGATCAGGCTGGCAAGCTCAGCCTCTGAACGCACCCCCGGTGCAACATCATAAGCCATGCGGGCATCAGCCCATTCGGTGTTGCGCCGTTCATGGCCGGACAGCATGGTCACCACATTGGTTGAAAACTCCGCAGTCACTTCTGCCTCACGGCCAATCTCGATCGGGAAGCTCACATCGTCAAAAGGCTGCACATCATCCTCGCTTTCATCTCCGATCCGGAAATACGTAAAGCCATCGCGCGCGACCTGTGGCAGCGCCCAGACATAGACCTGCGCCGTTCCACGTTCGCGCGCCGCATCACAGGCGAAGGCTATCTCACGCCATTGGCTCTTGTCCTCCGGACGCAGCACAAAGCCTGCGAAATAATGCTGTTCCTCAATCGAATAGCCCAGCCGCGATTGCATCAAAGGCATCGCGCGGGTCGTGGCACCATGATTGCCGCTGGTGACCCAGTCATAGTCCTCCAGCTGCAGCACATCAAAGGCAGGTGAGGCCCAGTCGAGCGGCACATTGGCACGCTTGGCTTCGGGCGACAGTGGATCGAGCACCGTCGGCAGATAGACCAGCAAATGGCTTTCAAAAGATGTGGCGCCGGCTTCATCCTCTACCGCTGCGACCAACGCCGCCGTCGATGCAGCAAGCAACTCCCCTGCCCTATCCAGCATTGCGTTTTGCGCCGCCGTTTTCGGTCCCCTGATGTCGGGGATCGACACCGACAGCGCGCCAAAGGCCGCCGTTGCCGCTGCATCGTAAAGGCAGATGCGATGGTCAGGCGTGATCCACCACCAAGGTTCTCCCACCTGGAATTTCACGGGCAATCCGGCGAGTTTCAGGATATGGGCGAATGCCCGCCCAACCGCCCGCAAATAGCCCATCGCGCCTGCATGCGATGGTGAGAGCAGGGTCGATGGCGGCACCCAGCCGGTCAGTGCGGGGTCGCCATTTTCGGCGCGCTGCTTCCAGTCATTCCAGCAATGTGCGTCGAATAATTCATAACTGAGCGAGACAATCAGGTCATAGCCCGCCGCTCTGGCTTTCTCGGCAAAATCGAGGTGCCAACGTCGGCACGGTTCGTTCAGCGCGCCACCTGTCAGACTCACATAATGCCCGCCCGAGACCGCATCGAGCCGGAAATAATGGCTCATCCCGACATAATGGTTGATCGTCCCGCGATAGCCGAGCGCCTGTATCTGGCGGAGCAGCCTCTCTGGCGTCTGGTTGTAGGCATCGTCATAGCCCGTCGCCATCTTCAGATCATGTTCGGGCAGCATGACGTCGCCGGTATCGAGCATCACGCCCGCGCCATCGCAGCGGATTTCGCTGAGCTCCACCCAGCCCTCAACGCCCGTCGGAAAGTCGCCGGGCGTGCCGGTATAGCCCGGCGGGACGAGCGAGATGAAAAGCCGGTCGATATCGCCTGCAAAAACCGGATCGGCTTCCAAGGGGAGCAGGAAGCCGCCCTCTAGCGCGCTGAAGGGTAGCGTAATGTCTGCATCCTCTGGCGAACCCACGGCATAGTTCCAAAGCCGGACATACCAGCTTTTCGACTGCCCGGTCGCATCGCGGCCTTCGATCGTCAGCGTCGGGCCGTTGATCGCATCAAGCGGCATGATCCCGCTGGAGCGCCAGCGGAAAGCTACGGTCAGCCGCCGATAATCGCGGTTCGTTCCATAGGCGAGAAGTGGGTGATCCCATTTGTCCTCGCTGTCCCAGATCAACCCCGCAAGATCATTGGAACGATAAAACACGGCATCGACACGCAGCGAGTCCGGGCCCGTGGTGACCACCGAAGCCATCATCGGGCGCGGGAAGTTCAGCGCCCAGAAACGCGGATCAAAGCGCATGACAGGCGTGCTCTCCTGCTCACGCCGTTGGTCGCATAGCCAATAGGGCATCGCTTAATCCTCCGCCCGCGCCAGCGCAGCACGCACCGCACGCGCAACCTGCCGCGAAGACCGTTGCAACGCATCGGGTGCGCTGCCCCGGCCATTGTCGGATACGCGAATGGTCAGGTTGACGTTGGTTGCACCGCGTCCGCCGCCGGTCTCAATCCGGCCGCTGCTGGTCGGCACAAACAGTTCCGGCCCACGTTCTCCGACGCGATAAGCGCGACCCGGTGAAACCGGCCCGCCCGTCGCCCGCCCCGGTGCGCCGAGTACGCTGCCCAGGATCGAACCCAGTCCGCTCAGTAAGCCGCCATGTCCGCCCTGCCCACCGCCGCCACCAAATATGCTGCCCAGCCCGGTACGGATCGCGGCCGACGCAATCTCCGACAACACTGACAGGGCGATACGCCGCAAATCCTCAAAGCCGAATTTGCCTGTCTGGATTGCGCGGACCAGGCTGTTTTCCAGCATCCGGCCCGCGCGGTCCAGCCCAGCGGCAAAGGGGCCGTCCAGTTCGGCGCGCATGGTCTCAACGTCGCGGGCAAAGCCTTGCGTGTCGGCGCGTACGGCAACCACGAGGCGTTCGATTTCCTCATCCATCTGGGAAAAGCTCCATCAAGTTCGACAGGGTCTGGGTGTCGACGGCGTCTGTGTCGCTGGAAACTGCGGCGATTACGCTCGCCAGCTCGGCGGGCGTTGCCTGCCAGAAATCATCGGGCCGCCAGCCAAGAAGCAGTGCGGTCTGGCCTGCCAGCGTTGTGGTGAGCTCAGTAAAGTCTCCCCTCCCGCAAGCGGGAGGGGTCGGGGGTGGGCAGTCTGCACCCTCAGGACTGCCCACCCCTAGCCCCTCCCGCATGCGGGAGGGGAATTAGCGGAGCCACCCAATATCTGCCCAAGCAGCACCTTTAGTGCAGGCGTTGCTGCTGCGAGGCCGCCCACAGCTACAGCTTCCGAAAACGCCCCACGCGTCAGACCATCTGGTGCCTCAAAACGGCAATGCCAGAACAACGCCACCATCTCGGCCAGCTTCAACTCGCCCGCCGCCGCGCGTTCGACCAGCGCGAAAAGCGGCCCCAACTCTTCCTCCGCAGCAATTAATGCTGCAAAAGTGGGGCGCAGCATGATTGCAGCATTTTCGATTTTTATGGCTGCCTCGCCGCGTGCAGCATTGGCGACGCGGCTCATAGCGTCACCACCGATCCGCTACTTTCCAGAGCCAGCGTGTAGCTACGCTCCCCATTGAAATCGCCAGCATAATCGAGCCGCACGACCAGGAACTGGCCGCGCATCCGCTCCCCGCTTTCGAAGCTCAGCTCATAATCATCAAGCACGCCCGATAGCGCGTTGTTCTTGATCCGCGTCT